GAAGAGCCAACCATTGTCAGCGATTCAAGATCAGTGCTTGTAAGCCGCTGGCAGCCTTTTCTGGGCTGTGCAATCCCCCGCTGTAGCCGAATGTTTTGAGCTGCCTGAAGAATGCCCTGCGGCAAATTTGCAGGATCCAGCCTACTGGAAAACCCAATATAGCTGTTGTCCGATTCAAGCTCTGGCTGAGAAGGCATTAAGAGATTAACTTGCTGAGTTTATCTACAATCCGCTGAAGGTCGTCGCGAAGCTCAATCATGCGGCTATTGTGATCTTCCTCTTCTTCCTCCTCATACTCCTCCTCTTCTTCCCCGTACCCACACTCAGAACAACAGCCATTCGATTCAAGCGGCGATTCGCATTCGGGGCATGACTTTCCTCTTTTTGTCCCCATCGGGCCTCCAAGAATCATCAATAAAGCTTTGGCATCAGTTTTAGGCATATAGTTAAACAATTAAAGACTGCTCTTTTTCCCAGCGAATGCACAGCTCGCTAACAGTATAAGGAGTATTATACTCAAAATGAGGCGCATCATAAAGCTTCTTGAAATTGCCGCCCCATCTAAGGTTGTGCTTTGCACACAGCGTTGAGACGTGTTTATGCATAAGATCCGCTGTCTTTTTGTCAGCGGGTGTCCCGTCATCCATGTACACTTTGCCCTTGAACACGCCGCAGTCGATGGCGAGTCCGAAGTTGTGCATCGATGATCCCGGTTTGGCATTAGTCACCTTTGGTCCCGGCGCAGTGCGCCCCTTGGCGTACAGTGCAGCCTGTTCGTTCCATGATCGAGTACCGCAGATGACTCTGTAGTCCAAGCCGTCTTTAGCTGCTATCTGTTTGGCATCGAGCAAAAAAGCTGTAAATGCGTCCTGAACTTCGGGAAGCAGAGTTGCGATGTGTTTGGCTGATCGCTCGTCAATCACCGTTTCTCGTTACGAATTACGTCAATAATGCCAAAAATTGCCATAACGCCCTGCGCGATGGCTCCACCGATGCCAGTGCTGTACAGCCCGAGGGCAGCGCCAAGTTTAGCAAGTCCGAGCCAAGTGGAAGGTTGTTTGAGGTATTCTTTCATAGTTAGTCGTGGAGTTGAGCGATTCTTTCCCAGAGCCTGAGCCTGTCTTGCTCGCACTCGGTGATCTTCACTTCTAGTTTGTTTAGCTTGCTGTGTAGATAGTACAGGGCCAACGCCAGCAGGGAAACTGTCAAGCCTTGCTCAAAAATGTGGTTAAGAACCTTGGCAATGAACTCGTCCATAACTAGCATTTCCAGCGTCTCATGCTTGCTCTAGCCCGTTCTGCTGGGCCTTTTGCTTTGGCTACGACACCAGCCATCCTAGCACAAAATGATTTCTTACGGCCAGCGTCAGACTTGGTTTTTGGGTTGGGCGCAGGAGCCTTCAGGTTGCTGCCAGTAGCCCGATTGTATTTGGCTCGACCTTTTGCTGTTAGGCCTGCACCTTTAGACACAGGCAACTTTTCGCCGCGCCCCACTGCGAGTGATACAGATTTTCTTGCCATAAGTTAAAATTTGGCTAATGCGTGTTTAAATGGAGCTTCTGCAAAAGCTGCAAAAATATAATTGTTTCCGCTTCCGTTTAGCTCAGCGCTATTAGTTCTTAATTTAAACCCAGTCGAAATAAAATCAAGGCTGGTGGTTGTTAGTTCAGAAAACACTGCGTTTGCTCTAAGTCCGGGCTTGGTATTTGTTCCTCTAGCTGAATCGTAAATAAACCAATTAGACCCAACGCCACCTGAAGTAAAATTTTTTATTAAAACTACTTTAGGCGCAAAATTGCAATTCACAAATTGGCCAGAAAGACTTGAGTTGCCTTGATATACACCAAATTTGCTAAACCCTGAAATTTCAGCAAAACAATATGCAATGTAACTTATGCCAATGGCATTTACATCAGAAGACGCCCCAATGCTAAAGCTATTTAAGGTTGGAGCTGTATTGTCCCACACTGTTGGAGCCGCCGCTGCTTGATTTTGCGTATTAAGCTGCATGCTGTCTGTAGCCGGGATTGAGGTATGATATACCTGCCAGTTACTAACAGCTGCAATAGGCGTTAGTTGCTTTACAATAATCATTGCAGGAACAACGCCTAAATTGTGGGCAATTGTAGTGCTTGCGCCTGTGCCTGTGTACGAAACAATGTCTACTCCTGAGGTGGCACTTTCCCTCCACTGCCACGCCACATAAGAACCAGCATTTGCATTAACCAGCGCCGTGTCTGTGCCAAGATCAAATCCGTTTGCTGTAAACGCCGTAAGCGTATTGGCATTAGTAACTTGAGTTGCAGTTGTGTTAGATGAAATGTAATTTGCTGCGCCTCTTATTGAATCAAACAACGCATGATTTGCTGAGTCGGATGTGCGAGATTTAATCCACACTAAATTTGGCTGGAATGACACACCGTTTGTGCTGTTTGATATAGATAGCGGATTAGCTGTTCCAGTGTAAATTGTAGCCGCAACATAATTTGCCGGATTAACAATTGTTGGATTTGAAAGATTGCTTGCGTTAAGCGCGTTAAACCCAGCAGGTCGCGTATACTGAAACGGACGCTGGCCAAAGTTAGCATAGATAATTTTAGCGTTTGTTGCAGAGGCTGCGTATGGAATGTATCCTCCTCCAGTAAGCCCTGTGGCAATCGAGCTGTATGATGTTCCGTCAACAGTGTAATCCAAATTTCCTGTGTCGGCATTAAACCTTACACCAATAACATTGGTTGTTGGCGTAACCGAAATAGTGGTTGCAGATGTTTTGTACACCCCAACCAACTGATCCGCAGTTGCAGCGTTGTATTGTATTTCCCAATACCAACTTCCGTTATCCATTGACATGCTCCCAACAATAGCTTGAGAGGCTGCGGAAGTTGTTTGAAGGTTTGCAGAAGTTAAGGAAGCTGTTGTTATTGGATTGAGTGAATTTATTACAGCATAATTTCCTCTTCCGTTTTGCCCATCGCTGTAATTTACTGGAACATCAACCATGCTGTCGTATGTTACGCCAGAAGTTAGGCTGACATTTGTAGCCGTCCAATGGTTCCCGCGCCCCGAGCTATCCTCTGCTAAAGTAGCTAAAGAAGATGTGTTGTTAAAGCGCAGCCTAAACCCATTATTGCCGTAAGTTCCAGTGTATTCTTTTGGCGTCCATACGCCAGTTGTAGAATTAATTTCACCAAACGACGACGGAGTTAATGCTTGGCCATCAACAAAATTTATTTCCGCAAGATATCCGTCAAAAGGACGAGCAGTTTCGGCAGCATTTCCTATATTATGAGACGTGGCTGTATTAAATCCTAAAGCCGAAGCCGTTCCAGTGGCAACTATAGATCCATTTACATAAAATGTTTGAGATGTTCCGTTTTGAACGTAAACAATATGATACCAAGCAAGTGGATCACGAAAAATTGCAGTTGTTGTTAATGTAAAAACATTATTTATAAAAACAGTAATAGCTTCAGTAGTTCTAAATCCAAAATATGTGCTGTTGCTTACGCCAAACAACGATGGGTTTGTATTCTGAATAGTGCGCTTTACCCAGCCAGACCAAGTATATACATTTGCATCTGTTGGCGTTCCAAACGTCCGTGACAAACGCGCTGAATTAACTGAGCGAAACCTAAGCGAATTGGTTATAAAATTAGGGCTTGGAGGAGCGCCTCCAGCTTTCCTAAGGCTGCCAAGTAAAGCTAGCATAAATTAAGTTGTTGCATCGCCACCAACGACCCACTGGTTCCCGGCTATTTTGATTAGCGAAATCAGCGAGTATTGACCAGCAGTTTTTGTCCCGTTCTTGCTAACAATGGTTACACCAGCGGCCCCGGACACTGTCACCTGACCTGCGTCAAGCTGCATCATTAGAAGCTGTGTGCCAACAGGAAAGTCGGTTATAACAGAGCCTGTGTCAGCAGCAATTGTTACCGTAATTGAATTTGGATTACTAAGCGTGATTAACTTGCCAGCGTCACTTGGAGAAGTCACAACAGGCGTAAACGTCGTGCCAGTCTGCGCGTTAATAAGCACCATTGCCGTGGCAATTGGCGTTCTGTTAAGCACAGAGAACTGATTGGACTCGGTAATGTAGAGCTGCGTGTTGTCCCACTCAAGAGCGCCAAGTGCGCGGGTGGAAAGGAGTGTGGCAGCGGCTGTGCTGAAGCTAATTGGGTTAAGCGTGGTTGAATTTGCTACAAAGGTTTGCCGCGAAGTAAATATATTGGCAGCGGTAATTGCGTTACTATTTCTTGACGAAACAAGAGGTGTAGTTATTGCGGTTGTCCCAACATTGATATCTGTTTTTGACGTAGTTGTTGGCCCAATAGCGGCCCTTACAGTCCCAGCACTTCCGCTGCCGTATTTAATAGCACATATCGTGTTGTTTTTTACGGTTCCAGAAAACCATGTTGGGCGCGTTAATTCTGTCGTGACACTTGCGGTTCCAACTCTTGTGATAATCCACGGCCCATTTGCTATGTTGGTAGGGTTTGTAGAGCCTGTCTGTCCGCCAACAAAAACCGTATCACCCACAGATGGCGCAATGCCTTCAATCGTAAGTACAGCAGGAGTATTGTAAGTTAATACATTTATTCCAGTTGTGGTCATTGACCCTGCAATTGCAGCACTAATGTAGTAGTCAACTTGTTGAAGCCCGCCCATTGCAGTGCGAGCGGCTTCTTGTGTGATTGCTCCAGTACCACCAAGCTCGATCCCCAGCGGAGCAGCCGTCGTAAGCGCAGGCTGGTAGGCAGATAGCTGGCCCGTTGTCGCCAGTCCACTCAGTGCATCTGAGGTGATCCCGCCAAGGTTGCTCAGCGCCGATGGCGCGTCAGTAGCGCCCGTCCCGCCGTTGGAAACGTCAAGCGTACCAGTCAGGTTGAACGTGCCATTGTCGGTGATTGCGCTCGTTGGCGAAAATGACAGGCCGGACACTTGGCTTGTCATGGCGATGCTCGTCACTGTGCCTAATCCAGACAAAGAGGCCGTCTCAAGCGCACTGATGCGCCCGTAAGCGTCCACGCTAATGACAGGCACCGCTGCGCTGGAGCCTACGTTGGTTAATACGCCCGGACCAGCCGTTTCAAGGGCAATGATGCCATCGCTAGTGATGGTGCCGCCTGTAAGCCCAGCGCCCGCCGTAATAGCCGTTACAGTGCCAGATGTGCCTGCGGGGATAGCCTCTGTTGTAAGTGCCGTGATTTGACCGTAAATGTTGGTCGTGATAACAGGCACAACTGAAGATGATCCTGCTGTAATCGCGGCAATTCCAGTGGTGACAAGCGCAAGCGTGCGGCTGGTCGAAAGATCTCCGCCGCCAGTCAAGCCGTCTCCAGCAAGAACGCTCACCTGACCCATCTGCACCTTGTCCAGTGCAAGGGGCGCTGCGCTTGAGACATCCGAGTCGGTGATTAGTGATGCCGGGTTCTGCGGGACACCGTTAATGACCTTTACCACACCTGTGCCGCCTACCGACGGGATCGTCGTGTGAACGTGAGAAGGCGTACCGTCGCCAAACTCAATTGTGGCGGTATGTCCTGCGGCAGAAGCCTGCACCTGCAAGAGAATGTAGAGCCTGTCGGATGGCGTTACATCGGTCTGCGGGATCACCACCGAAATGGCAGTCTGAACCGTGGTGCCGTTGTTGCTGACAACAGCAGTGCCGGACGTGGCAATCAACGTCGAAGTTGTGCCATCCCACTTGTAAACCTGCACACGCAACAGTGTCGGCGCATTTGCGTTTGCGTCTGACTTAGCCCACACGTTGAAGTCAAAGATACCAGCTGGGATGTCCTGAAGGTTGGGATCAAGTGTGTCTGAAACAAACCCAGCAATGTCAGTCCAAACGCCACTGGTAAGCACCGCTGACTGCACGGAAGTCTGAGCCACCTCGGCAACACGTCCCAGCTCTTTGGAGCCAGCCGGAGCAGGCGCATCTGGGTTTGTGCCATAATTAAGGTAGAACAACACTCCACCACCACCAGATCCGCCAGTAGCAGGCGCTGTAGCCACCCATGCCGAGCCATTCCAAGTCAACACTTGTCCACTGGTTGGCGTAGTGGCAGACACAGCCTGACCTTGAATCTTTGCAACCGTCGGGTTCGGGTAGTTGCCAGACAGATCTCCGCCAGCAGCGGCAGTCGCAGACAAGGCACCAAGGTTTGTTAGTGCGGCAATGTCAGTAGTCGCTCCAGTTCCACCTTGCGAGATGGCTAGGGGCGCGGCAGATGTTAGTGCAGGCTGAAGCGTGCTGATCTGTGTTGTGGTTGCGTAGCCGCCAAGCTGCTCGGTTGTAGCAAACCCTGAAAGCTGTGCAGTTGTGGCAATGCCAGAAATCTGCGAAGTGGTCGCGTAGCTACCGAGTTGCGCGGTAGTTGCAAAGCCAGAAATCTGAGCCGTGCCAACCGCATTTTGATTGTAGTTGACAACAGAAACAGAGATGTCGCTTGAGCCAACATTAATAGCTCCGCCTGTAGCCTTGCCTACGTTGTAGATGTATCCAGAACGTGTATTGCCAGCGCCAACACTAACGGTGACCCCTTGATAGATAGTTCCGCTAAACCATGTTGGTCGAGTCAAGACAGCGCCAGAAACGCTGCTTACGTTCATGGCAGTTACAATCCATGGCCCGTTTTGTTTTGCATCAGACTGAGCCGTAAAAAGAACTACAACGCCAAGAGTAATATTTTGGCCGTCAATTGAAGGGGTGCCAAAGGTAGAGTAAGTAAACGTGTTGGGAACAGGAACAGTGTTTGACGTTCCAGCTTGATTTACCAAAGCTGCCAGCCCAGTCACGTAATGGCCCGTGCCGCCTGTTTGAACCGTTCCGTCATAGAACGAAATCCCTTTACTGTCCACCGAAAGCGCAGCACCAGTGCCAGTCTGCGTGATTGCAACAGCAGGAGCCGTAGAGTTGGCTGCGAACGTAGCTGCGCGGCCTGTGCCGCTTTGATTTACCGCAAGTGACGTTGAAGTGCCGCCAACGCCAATGGTTTGCGGCTGATTGAATGTGTTTGATTGAGTAAGACCGGGAACAGTTATGTTGACCCCAGATGAAGGAGAAAATGTTAATTTGCTCTGGCTGCTTATCCAAAGATCCCCTGCCGTTACAGTAGATGGATTTAATGTTCCAATTAACCCCCCAATGTTAGCCTTAGCCTGATCCGTGGTTGCGGCCATGATGAGGCGACCGTCCATCGTTGAGCCAGACTTCAGCACATAAGCATTCAGCTGCTGCGTGTTGAATGCAGGCACTTGAGCGGAAGTAATCCCACCGAGGTTGGCTAACGCGCTGACAGCGTCTGTTGCCCCGGTGCCGCCGTTACTGATAGCAATGACATCGCCAGTAGCCACAGCTCCAATAGAAGCTGGCGTAATTGCCGCGATTTGAGCGGAAGCTAAAGCCTCCACTTGAGCGGTGTTTGTAAAGCCGGATAGCTGAGAAGTCCCCGCTAGACCTGCCGTAATAAGCGATTTAGCTGCGGTTTTAGTTTCCCCGCTTTGGTTTAAAACAAAAATATCAGCATCATTTACAGTAGACGCCGAAGGAAGAGCAGAAATTTTAATGTCAGGCATACAATTAATTGATTAAACCAAACTTACGACCCTTTGTAAGAAATCATTTCACCAAGCACTCTCCAGCCTAAGGCGTTGCTTGTAGTTTTTATGATTGTAAACAAGTATGCGTTTACAGCATTTGTAGTGGGTGTTGGAAATGTGCCATTAACCCATTTTACTGGAAATTCCAAATTAATACCATCAATAGTGGGTGGACTATTTGGGCTCATTCCGTATGCTGGATTTCCAGTTTCAGTTAAAAAGATAATTGAAATTGACTGTCCAACTGACATGTAGTCAAGCAGGGTTGTTGACGAATTTCCTCGTATGTTTAATCTAAATGTTCCCGTGGCTGGCAGCGTGTAATACAGTACATTTTGCGTTAACGCATCAAATTGAATTGTTGTTCCTGCTGAAGCGGCAGTTGCGGTTACAGTAATGTTTTCCCTGATTGATGAGAGCGTTGATCCAATTAAAGAAATTGAATTGTTTGTGCCTGACGTAATTCTCCCAAATTGATCTACTGTAAACGCTGGGATTTGTGATGCGGTTCCGTAAGTTCCGGGAACAACTCCGCTTGGAGTAAGTGAATTGATTGTGGTGGTTGTAAGCGAAGTGACTCGCCCGTATGTGTCAACTGTAATGACTGGGCATTGGGTGCTGGATCCAGCCGTAATGGCTTGAATGCCAGTTGTGGCTAAATTAATCTGAAGCGCACCCGAATAAATTACAGGGCTGCCAGAAACAGAAAGTGTGCTAGACGTTGCGCCAACAGCTACAACCGTTCCTCCAGCCGATCCTGAAATCCCCACATTTTCGGCATTGGTGATTTGCCCCTTGTCATTAACCGTAAACTGAGCAACCGTTGACGCGCTTCCAAATGTGCCAGCAGCCACTCCTGTGGTTTGCAAAGCAATAATGTTGCTCGTGGACAACGCTCCGCCGCCAACAAGGCCATCTCCCGCAATAATGTTTGTAGAGTTAAACTGCTGAAGGCTGACGCCCCCAAGCGCAGTTAGCGCGGCCTCTGCTGTTGTCTCTCCAGTTCCGCCCTGCGTAATTCCAGCAGGCGCACTTGATGTAAGAGCGGGTTGCGCTCCAAGTGTAGCAAGCGCAGAAACGGCATCAGTAGATCCTGTGCCTCCAGTAGATACTGGAATCAACGGCAGACGAGCTGCGTTTAATGTGCCGCTGGTAATTTCCGAAGCATTCAACGACCTGACTTGAACAACTTGGCACTTTTTAGTGTCTCCATTTTGAACAATAACAAGTGTATCGGCTAATTCAACCGTGTTTGCTACTGGCAAATCTGTAATTCTGATACCCATAATTAACCTGTGGTTATACGTTGGCTTGCTTCGTTGTTAAGGCGATTTCCAGATTCAGTCAATATTCTATATGTGGTAACTGGACCGGGCTGAACTGCTTGCTTGCGAAATTTAAAAGTGAACTTATTTCCGTTTACTCCAATGCGGGTTAAAATCTTGCCTCCCGGCGCAGCTTCAGTTCCATTTCTGCGGGTGATAAATTTTGTAATCATCAGTAGGTGTAGGCCATGTTAAGTTTTTGGTTTTGCCCCTGCTGGCGAATTAACACGTCAATCTGCTGCTGCACTGCTATTTCTGCAAGCTGATCGAATGCTATCCCCTCGTCGGTTCTTCCTTCAGACTTTAAAAAATCGGCGCTTATCCCATTTACTAAAAAGTCTTTAAACCGATACGGTATCAAAACCTGCTGCCAAAAAGCCATTGGCCAGCTCGGCGCGTATGGAGCAAGGTTTACAAGACAGTTCCAAAAATCCCCCCTGCTGCCTTTTGATGGATCAGAAGGAGTAAAGCTAGACGAAGACTGAATGGGGTCGTAATAAACCTGCGCGTTTTTGCTGTACGATATTGCGGAGTTATACGGTCTGCCAATTAATCTTGGAGCATTTAACCTGTATTGAATGAATTTTTCTCCGTTTTGCAAAAACGTCAAATATGTAGCTTCTTGAAGCTCGGAATTAAACAAATCTTCAACTATAAAATCAACCGGGACAGCGCGGGTTGTTGTCCTTGGATCTACTGGCCAAGCAGCAAGTCCCTGCACAGAATTTGTAGGAAGCTGAACAATCCGTTTGGGATTTTTGTCAAAAGTAATTGTGCTTGTGAGCTTGCCGTTTGGTCCTTCGTAAGTTGAAAAAGAAACCGTGGTGCCGTATGGCACGGTTATAGAAACAAAAGAAATATACTCCCCAACCGAATCAGTTGAAGTGCCATATGAAGACACTGTTTTAATGTCTGCTGCATTTTTAACTTCACCGTTAAAGGTGTAATAAAATGGATTTTGAATCTCTATTTCAGACTCAGCAATAGTGCCAAGCCTGTAAGCATCTCCAGAAAAATCTGCTGTGTAAACACGGGGAAAATCAGCGTCTAAACTTAACTTCATTTCTTGGGTATTGGCGCTTGTCTGCACCCATAATGGCGAGTCATTTTGAGCAAGAAGTTCAAGTCCTGTTTGAGTTTCTATTGCTGGCAAATCAACCAACTCTACTAAAGAAATTGGATTTCCCGGAAAAGTTTTAATAAACCTATTGGTGTCCGGCCATTCTTCTCGATCCCAAATTGTTCCAATGCGGCGCGATGTAAAATCGCGAATTGCGTTGAAGCTTTTTTCATTTAGCGTGGCTCGGTCAAGCCCAATGAGCTGACAGACCTCTACAAGAATATCGCTAAACGGGACGGTCTTCATGCGTAAACGGTGCGGGATCTCACGTTAGTAGATGGCACCCAGCCTACACTAATTTCTTTTGTGCCGCCAGAATTTACTTTGCACTGATCGTTGTCGCGCAAAAACTCTTTCATGAACTGCTTGTCATCCCAGCATTGATAGCCCAGTTTTTGCCCCCAAAAATGATAGGCGTGGCCCGGAATGTTGGCTATCTTCTGCCCAAGTCCTTCGATTGACTTGTGGCGCATTTTTGTGTATTTGGCGGCCTGTTTTGAATCAATTTCAGCCTGCACGCGGTTCATTTGCCAGCCGCGCCGAAATTCAGCCTCCATTTCTACTGCTAGGCTAGGATCAATGTTCAACATGACAATTACATCCTATTTATTGGGGCCGTAAACAAACTAGATTCAAGAGGGCTCTTCTGTGCGGGTTGTTGCCCTGCCCGGTTAAGGTATTTTGCGCCTTTTGCGTAATTTTGTACTGGCGGCCCTTTAGTAGCGTTAGGGCTAGCGCTGTATTTTGCACCTTTAACAATATTTTTGGGGTTATTAATAAGCCTTTGGTTTTGTTCTGCAATCTTTTTATTTTCAGCATCAATAACTTGTTGCTGTTGTTGAATCAATTGCTTGTTATAATTTTCCGCAGCGGCTTTTTGCAACGCATAAACATTTTGAAGCGCGGCGGTGGTGGCTCCTTTAATCCCCCTTACTTCTCCTTGTTCAGAAGGAAATGGCTGCAAGCTTATTCCTCCAGCAGGAACCTGATTCGGATCAATGTTTTTAATTTGTGGAGTAAATTGATATTGCCCCGCGTTCGCGTTTGGATTGGAATTAATTTTTTGTGCGCCCATAAAAAAATTCTAGTCTCTCCCAGTGTCACACCACTTTGCATTGCTGGCAGGTGTCGCTCTCTATAGATGTCTCTCCATTAGTCACACCACTGACTCAACCAGCTTTCGCCAATCAAGTCCGGCGGCATGGAGCCACCAGCAGGTGTCGCTCTCCAATTGGAGGAGTAATCGTCTCTCCGATTAGTCACACCACTTGTCAACCAGTTGCATAGCACTGGAAGCGTTTGGCTCCATTTGGAACCACAGGTGTCGCTCGACGCTATTGTCTCTGTCTCTCCAGAGTGTCACACCACTCGTTTGCGCCTACGGGTATGGTGGCCCAAGGTCGGCAGGTGTCGCTGGTAGGGGGACTAGCTTGAGAAGTCAAACTTGCCGAGACCCAGCGGGTTCCCGACAACAAGACCGCAGACGGCTTCTACAACCCGAGCAGGACCGCCACCGAAGTCAGGCAGCGATTGCACAGCGGCTACGTTTCCGCCGTAGCGGACTTCGATCAAGTCCATGTTCAGGACAAGCCCCTTGTATGGGGTCACCGTCCATGCGCCGCCACTGATTGTTCCAAGGAACACCGTGGGGTGCAGCTTGACCGTACCGAAGTCGCCTTGGAACACGTCCACGGACTGGATGTAGGTTTCAGCAGCAGCGTCACGCTGGAAGGTCTGCACTTTGGTTGCGCCAGCAGCCAAAACTCCAGCAGTGGAGGTTGTAGTCAACTGCGAGGTTCCAAGCAGGCTTGTAAATGCACGCTTGAGGTCGGTGCCAACAATTGCGTCAAACGAGCGATACTGACCAGTCTGGTTGTAGATGCTCTTCAGCAAGCCTTGCACGTCAAGGTCCGTCAATCCACTAGATGCACCAGTAAGGATCGAATCGGAAGGAGTGCGGAACTGTGAAGGGATGTCTCCGGGGGTTGGAGTTCCTGTGCCAGCGGTGCTGATCCATGTCTGGATCCCAGCCGTAAGGTAAGGAACAGAGCCGTTGTCCTGTTGCGCGGTTTGGTTGGAGCAAAGTGTCGTTTCAATCGAACGCTTGCACTGAAGGATCGACTTGGACACGTTGTACGCCAACTCATCGCGCACGCCTGCCACTTGAGCAATGTCAGTGGAAAGCTTGGACACGCGAACGGCGTCCATGCGGAACACCTGAGCGTAATTAGCCAGCTCGGCGCGATAGCCTACATCCCAGTTGGTGTAAGTGCTAACGTCCGTGCCGTCAATCGTGCCGCCAACTTTTGGCGCAGGATTGCTGTCTGCCTGCCAACGGAAAAACATGTTTCCGGGCTTGCTGCCCTTACGGGCCATAGACGTGAATGGCGTGTCTTTTGCATCGACAAGCGCAATCATGTCCATCAAGTCTTCGCGTTTACCGCGACCGCTAAGATTAGGTTCAGTTAGAAGTGCCATAATACTAAATCAAGTTAAGTTAGGTTACTGAATTGAATAGGGGCTTACACAAACCCCATTGCTTTTACTAGGTCACTCAGTCCATCTCTGCTTGAAGGATCCTTAAGAAAGGATTTTTGAGCCGTCTTAGTGTCATCCTTGCTTGCGCTTGGAGCAGCCTTTGGCGCGGGCTGTGATGGGGCGCGTTTAATCGGAGCCGTTGATGCTGGTTTAGACTTTTTATCTGTATAAGCCTTCAACCCCTCCACAACTATTCCAGCTAAATGCTTCCAATCTGGCCTGCGTTTAATCTCTGGAAAATCTCGCGCAATTGCCATTGCCGCTTGATACTCCTGAGATTCGGGCTTTTTATACCAAGGAAAATCCTGCAAGATTAAAGGTTCCGCCATTTGCTGTTGTTGCAAATATTGGTATCTAATTGGAATCTCAAGATCTTTATGCTTGATTGCGGCTGACTTCATGGCCTGAACTTGCTTTGAGGTTACCTCTAGCATTTCTCCATTTGGCATTGGTATTTCTCCGCCATCTGGATTTTGTTCACACCAAACAATTACATCTACAGCTTGTTTAAAATGTTTTTCCAGCTCTTGAGCTGAATTAATATTTTCAAACGAGTTGTTGATATCTTGCTTTACAGCAGGCGCAGAAGCTTTTGCTGCTTCCAACTCTTGCTGCATTGAAATCAATCGCTGTTCCTGTTCTTGCAATTTAGCCTGAGCGGCCTTTTTCGCAGCAACTAGTTTGTTGATGCGCTTCTGCACGCCTCGGCTTAATGGACTTTCAGGCTCACCTTCTTCATCGGTGGGCTGGTCGGCCTCTTCTTCAGCTTCAACCTCTGAGTCCACAATTGGCTCTTCGGTCTCTACTTCAGGTTCGGCCTGCTGCTCCTCTTTGGCTGGAGCCGCCTCCTCCTCGTTTAGGAAATTAGATTTAATGAAATCAGTTAAACTGTTTCCACTAATGTTTCCGAGGTTGTTTGCAACGGGTGTACTATCTGCCTCCTGACTCCCGGCGTCAGGCTGTGTATTTGTGTTATTCATGCTATATTGGTAGCAAGCCCTTTTTAATTCAATCCAGTAACGCTGGAAGGCCCGTTAGTGGCGTTATGCCAAATCTTTTTCAGGAGTCAAGCCATTTAATTGTCTAGCTTGTTTTCTTAATTCAATAAGCGTGCTTAAAGCCAGATTAATTCCGTCAGCCTGCCCAGCCGCATGTATTCTATCTTCTCCTTTGCAGTCTTTACTTATAGCAAGCATCCAGTGCTGTTCTTGTAATTGCTCAAGAACCTTGCATGTTTCTGACCAAATAATGTTTTTCCCTGAAAATCCAAAAGCGTTCTTTTGATCTTCCGTCATATTACTGTTGCGCCTCCTGCTGTGCCACTGGCGTTACTCCAATCCGGCCAATTTGCGCGTTTTGTTGTTGCATAACAGACATTTGCAGGCTCTTAATGTAGTTCTCAAACAACGCTTTAAAGTTCTCGTCCTGCTGAAGAGCCGCCTGCGCTTTCGGGTTGGCCTGCATCACCTGCTGCGCGTATTGCAGCTTGGTCTGTGCAGCCGGATCGTTCTCTTGGTATAGCGCCTCGTTGCCGAGCAGCATCATGCCAATGTCTGACTGCACATCTTTAAACATCTGCCTGCTGGCATCTTGCGGATTAAGAATCAAGTCTTTTGCCACTTCTGGAGCAACGGCCTGAATCATCATCTCAGTGAGCTTGTTTCTGTTTAAGACTCCGCCAGTGTCAAGTTGTGCAACCTTGGTAAGGAAATCAATCTTCTGCGCAATGTACTCTTTATCGAGATCCATCACGTCAAATTTGACCGTTAAATCAAACTCGTTGTGGATGTCAGACAAGTTTTGCGGCAGTTGGCCTCCAGTAATGCGCTGGATCTCAACAGGGGACATGTACTGGCAGCACAAACTAAACATCTGCCGGAAGATCGTCCGCCAAGTAAGCAGCCAAGTGTTTACCAGCATCTGTTGAGCAAGCTGTGTTTTGCGTGGATCAACATTAGGATTAACCGTACCAAAGTAAGCGGCATGGCTTGCCTCGACTTGTTTAATCAGCTCAAAAGCAACATTCGGCTCGCGAGCTGGAGGATCCATGAACGTGTAGTCCGTTGGACTTACGACAGGTAACTGCACTCCGGGCCCAACTCGATTAATGGCTCCAATGCGTTTGACGACTTTGATGGGGGGAAGAGTCGAGAAGGCAGTATGATCCCGGATGGAATCGTGCTGCGCTTTGATTTCATCTTGATCCGTGTGTGCAAGCTCAGGAACGCCGCGAGTATCAGTAATGGCACGGCGGATGCACTCACGACGGAACTCCACAAACGGATACTCTCCGTGCGCGTAATCAAGCCTTTCATGGATAGCATACGAAATTTTTTCTTTCGGATGATCTACGGCAGCCTGCGGGCAGATAACCGTGTAGTAGATGCACGGAGCCTTGCCGTCCAGACTCTTGGTGTAGCAGTACACCACCTCAATCATGTTTTGATAGTTAAGGCCGTTGTATACAAGAAGCTCCGTGCTTGGCAGGATGTTCGTGTTGTACATTGTGCTGCTCTTGCCAGCCATCTGCACAGCCAGCTCTACCCAGTCTTTGTTCCAGCCTTCAGTGGTAATCTTCTCGCGAATCTCCACTTCAGACATCCATGTCCGGCGGAAAATTACACGGGATCGCTGGAGGTCTGCCGTTTCAGGCGGAACAAGAACTTCATCCCAAGGCTTAAGAGCAATAATCTCAGGCAAGTTTTTGCTAATATACTCTTCATCTCTAGAGGATACTCCAGTAGTGGCAAGTTCTTTAACCATTCGCTTTGCCTCGCGAGCGGATAGCCCCGGCATTGTAGCCTCCAGAATAGCAGCAGCCTCATCAGACTGTTGCATGATCAAGTCTGGCAACTGCATGAGCGTCGGGCTTTGCGACTGTTGCGCCAAGGCCACAATTTCATTCATCGTGACAGGCTGTTCGCGCTTGCTGATGTTCTGTCTCCAGCCCACAAAGAAAGCCGTCCAGCCGTACTGAAAAGCGTACTGTGCGCCAAGCTCAGCCTCCCTGCGCAGCTCCAGCGGCATCTTATTGTCGCGAACCCAATGCAAAAGCGTTGTGGCTATGCCGCTAATCGACATATCCTGCATTTCAACCTCGCTTGCGCGAATCGTTGCACGCTCAAATGCCGTTACCAGTAGCGACGAAAGCTCGTTGCAGGTAGAATCAATTAAACGGTTGCGAACGTCACTCGCCCCCTCAAACGGCCATGCCGGGTCACCCTCGTTGCGAAGGTTGCTATGCTTCTTGCCGTCGTCACTCTGGCCTGCCCACCGTGCAAAACGCACATCATCGAACTTGATCGTCAGGTTACCCTGCGTCGAGTTGATCATGGCACGATTGTATTCGCTCAACAGATCCCCAACGTCGGGGACATTTGTTGCAATAGCCAGAGGATCTGAAGAAGCTGAATACATAGAAAGATAAAGTTCAATAAGAGCCGCTTTGAGCCATTTGCCTCATTTGCTTTTCCCATTGTTCACCGCCGAAGTATTGTGGCTGCATAACCACCATATATCCTAAGGCGTCAATTGGATCTTTACTAGCACCTTTTTGTCCATCTTGTCCAGTCCATTCCTTTAAACTGTAAATCAAGTTCTGACAACGCTCATGCACCATTAACTTGGGATGGTTTACACCTTTTTCCATTGGTTTTTCTCTATCCCATGACAAAAGATCATTGATTAACATCACCCGCTCTTCAATTGGCATGGCGGCGGCAGGAGTAAATATAAGTGGATTATCTGTCTGATTAAGCAAGTCCAACACTGTAACACCCCCATCACGGGTGATCGTCTCCGTGCCAGCCGTCCTTGGGTCAATCCAACGGTCAACGATCATCTCGCGCCGGTCGCCAGCCGTCTCCAGGCTCCAGATCAAGTCCGTATACTCGTTCACCCCGCGACCTGCACCCGCCTTCTGTGCCGGGCCAGCTCGACCGTCGGCCTTGTCACTAGGGAGCGCCCATTCCCCGTAGCTTTGGTCGGGCCATTCACGGTAGACCCAAAGTATACCGTATTTATCCACCCTACCCCAGAGCATGAACCAGTTCCGCGCCCCGGCAGGGTCAACGGTCATGTAGTTGCTTCCTTCGGGGATCAAGTCTTCCGGCTCCCCCTTCCACAGGTTGTGGTCACCAAACATGGGAAACTCGGAGCCAGCCGTCTGATCTGCCCAGCCATAAGCGCGGATCTTGATGTCGTGGCTGGAGCGCCCCGAAAGCTCCTGCTTCATCCGTTCCCAGTTGTTGTACGGGTTAAGCTCGGTATGATACCAGATGCAGGCGTGTCGTCCGTACAGGTTCTCGGCCATGTAGGGCATCTCACCCTTGGGTACGGTAAGGACGTTGCTATTGGGCAAGAGCGGCGAGGGGCGGCTGACGGTGACCTTGGTACTGTTGATGTACTCCTTCACGACCTGGGTGTACCCTTGCACCGGCGTAAAGGTGACGATCAGCTTGCCTGAGCGTGTCACAAGCCGGTAGCGGAGGGTCTCCAGCCAGTTCTGCGGGACAAGCTCGTCGCACCAGACGTAGTCCACCTCGCCACCTTCGACCACCTTAATGTCCTGGGCATAGTTCAGGAACCAGATCTGGTTGCCCATGTACACCGCCGTATTGTCGCTAAAGCCGTTCTTTTGGCTAAAACTAATTTGCGTATGATTAGTACGTTTAATGTTGCGAATCTCTGGTGGAAGGTACTTATAGAATACGTTCTGCTGTGCTGACACGCTGGTCATGTGGGTCGTGTGCAAACACCAGATGCGGATGTTGCGTTTACCCTGGCGTTCCTTGATCCAGTCGGGTGTAGTGCCGGACAGGTCAGTGCCGATGAACGCTTGAGCCATCCGTTTGGCTGCGTACTCGGTTTTTCCTGAATTGTGATGGGTTATCGCCGCATGTATGTAGTTATGATATACTGGGACGGTGAAATCCCACACAACGTCATTCCGTATAAATTGCACTGACTCTATCTTAAGGTCTTCACATGGATGAAAGAGCTCAGAGCTGGTAGACAGCTTTGAAATAGGCATCCACGTTTTATCTTTGCACAAAACAAGGTGTGCCCCTGAGCAAACAACCGATGTGCCAAGGTTTGTCTTTACCTCAAAGAGATCCGCATTTTCTTTCTTGAAAGGAACCTCAGCCTCAGCCACCACAACCTGCCCGGTTGATTCATCTATGGCCAGAACATGAAACGGCTTGTTGATGGCATCTACGCGCAGCTTCTTGCCGGTCTTGGCATCTGTGATCTCCGTCTCCCCAGCCAGGCATCTATTCCCGCCAAGGATGACCGTCTCGTTAAAACGGTTGAGCAGGCTGTCCGCGTCGGGCCAGTGCGCCAGTTCGTGGCCATAGCGCATCGGATCGTTCTGTTCAGCCTTAATCTTGTTCTCCCGCATAAGGAACAGATCAAGCACCTTCTCCGGGCCAATGTTCTGGATCATAGCCAACCTTTCCCGCTTATTAGGCGCAGGCAGGATTGGATGATCCTCCAGCTTGTAGGCTAAAACTTTCTCGATAATTTCCTGATTTTCTTCATTCATAGTGTTGACGTTTTTCCACGATGCCCTATATTTGTTGTGTCGTCAAATAGGCGACCGTGTACCCTCTGCACCACCTGAAACATCGGACGCACAGGCGATTAAATGGTTCCAGCTATCCCTCTTGAGCTGGATTAAACATCTGCATCGGTCTCAAAGTTGCAGAGTACTGACAGTCACGCCTACGAGAATGGCAAGAGTTTCCCGAACGGGTAGCCATCACTCATGACTGTAATTGCGAAACGAAACGACGACACTTATACGGATCGTTAAGTCTCATTTCTGTATAGTACTCCCCCAAGATAGGCAGTAATGCTGAGTCTTGGGGGTACTATGCTCACTCGCAACTCTCCTTGCCGGATTGTTTATCTCCCACGGTGAGCAGCAGCTTCTGCTGCGAGAGTGATAAGCTGGCGCTTCGACAGTTATCACGGCAACACGAAGCTAGAGCAAAAGAAAGTCACTAGAGAAGGGGAATATCACTAGTGACTAAGAACTTGATCTCAGCTTAAGAACAGATGATCCAAAGTATAGCCAACTCAAAGGTGTTAAGCTGCATCTCTTGCGCGTTCACCAGGCTTAAGCACCACTTAAGCGCGATATGCAGAACATAACCTGCGCTTAATGCGAACATAAGCGACTTAAGCTTGCTCTTAAGCCTTTCGAGCTTGTCATATACCGCCAACTTGTCCTTGAGCGTCATCTTATGCATAGCGTCTTGTTCTTAACCCGAATGATTTGACCGCACTTAAGATTGAGTCCCTTGAGCCCCACAAACACTTGTTCCTCCTTGTCCGTCTGCACCCAGCGCCGGTTCGGATACAACCTGACAATCTTCTGCTCCACACTTACCCCACTCTGCACAGGTTCCGCAACATGGGGCGCTTCTACTTGAGCCGGCACGTCCGCTTGCGGCTCAGAGGCGCTTTGCTCGGCCACTTCACCGGGCAGCGTGCCATCCAACAGGTCGCTACGATAGATGCGCTTGAAGCTGCGAAAGCACTTCCGCTCGATGTAGTCCTCCCCGAGCTTGTACGACATGGGCCGATACGCCGGACCAAGATGCTGCTTAACCGTTTTCTCGCTTAGTGTGTACTTGATTGTCATAGTGACACCAACGGTACACTAGCGCAGTGTAGCGTGCAAGGCGGGGAAAGAGAAAGCCCGCTACGCTCCTCAAGGCGCAACGGGCTTAGTGTGGCCAACGTGCGCCCCAGAAGGGAAACACGGAAGCCGAGGTGTCTTGGACGACGTAGGGGAATGTAGCATGGCGACGGGTACACGCAAGCGCGAAGGGGGCCAGTTGGCGAAAAAAAGTCTGAGGGGGGGAATGCGTCGCCGTCGCCGTCGTAATAACAGGTCGGCCCCCCGCCCCCCCTATCGCCGGTTTTACAGAGTAAAAACCCCGTTCCATATGACGTACATAGTATTCAGTTATTGGCAAGGTGCTCGAGCTCAACGGCTTACAGGGGTCGGCTAAACGTAGGGTGTCGGGATCGTCAAAACGTGCGTCGGGGAACGTCAAAAGGGCGATGCTGGGACGATGGGCGGGCGTACCGGGCGCGGGCGCGGGCGCGCGGTGCTTTCGTGTGACGCTGGGGGCGTAACGCATTTTCTTCACCTTATTGCAACTTACTTGCACTACGCTAACGCAACTCACTTGCAATAGCGCCGCCGCTTTCGCTCTCGCCGTACCACAGTCGCGACAGTCGCGAGCTCGCCAAGCTGTCACACTCATGCTTTTTTCTTTGCCCATCTTCTCTTTTTTATTGCCACGCTATACCGAAACGCTAGTCTCGCCACTGTTAGTTCAACCTTAACCAACCCAACTCAGCTTATGAACGTCCACGATATGAACGCCTTAGAGTTCGCGGCTTATACCCGCTTGTGCCTTTTCCTTCTTATGGGAGGATGCGCGCTTATAACCGCAACCCTTTGGCTTTCAGTCTATTTCGACTACCGCAAAAGCAAGCAAAAATAACCTCAGCAACCTAACACACTACAAACACGCAACATATGAAACTCACCCTCTCACAACCATCAAAGATGCCTTGCCAAGGCTGGTCAGTACCCGCTTTAGCATGCAAAACGGGCAGTAAGCTCGCTCAAGTCGCTGGCTCTGTATGCCATGGCTGCTATGCCTTATCCGGCTTTTATCGCATGCCTAACGTGCAGCGTGCCTTGCAAGAGCGTCTCGCCCTAATGGACTCGCCCCAATGGGTGCCAGCGATGATCGAAAAAATCCGCAGTACAGAGAAAAGCGGATATTTTCGATGGTTCGATAGTGGCGACTTACAGTCTCTAAAAACGCTCAAAAGTATCGTTCGCATTGCTCTAGCGTTGCCTGAAATACAATTCTGGCTCCCGACTAAAGAGTATGGGATTGTCAGTGAGTATTTCGAGCTCTACGGCCCGTTTCCAGCTAACCTTACTGTGCGTCTTTCCGCTTACATGGTAGATAAAGCTGGCCCTAACAGTCTCGCGCAGCATATGGGCCTTACCACCAGCGAAGTCTCATCAACGGAGGGGACCTGTCCTGCGCCTGCGCAGGGCAACAAGTGCGGCGACTGTCGCAACTGTTGGGATAAGAGCGTTCAAACGGTCACCTACAGACTCCATTAATGAAAACCGCCCTCTTTTCCATCGTTTCACGCTGTAACGTAGCAGACTCGCACCGAGAGGTGCTCTGCTACGCTATAAGCCGTCTAAAACCCGAATTTTGGCAAGCTCAGCGCCTATCCTGGCGAGTACAGTTTGCGCGCGCTTGCCGCGAGTTACACACCGAAAACCGTCGTTTATATCGGGACATCATGAGAGGCATACTCTAACCCCTTGCCAAGCAATCGCCCCTAGGTTCAGCGCCTAGGGGCTCTTTTGCGCCTTTTCCCTATGCCTTAACCTTCTCCGTTTCAACCTTTTCTAGTATCTTTGGTCTGAAAGGCGCCGTCTTTTGACGCTTTTTCGCACCAATACGCACCCATACCCAGCACCCGCATCGTCGCATCACCCAGGCCGTTTTCGGCTCTCGATTCCCCAAAGCAAAAACCTTTTTTGAAATTTGAATTTAGAAAACCAATTTTGATTTTGAAATCCGAGTTTAGAATTTAAATTTGAAATTTGAATTTGAAATTCGGATAAGCAAAACCAAAACCAACACACACATGAAAAACCGATACCCCGCCAATTGCAGCGAATGCTGCACCACTGTGCCAGCCCAGGCCGGCACTCTCTCCCGTACCCGCCGTGGCTGGGCCGTCCTCTGTCCTGACTGCACAGCCGGAGCTGAACCATCCAGCGACCTTAACGAGGCACTCGCCTGGTCGCGCGGCAACGCAACATCCTACGGCGTCGTCACGTCCTCAGGCTGGCGTGGCATCCGCAACCGGGCTGGGCGCTGTGAGGACGCGCCATGCTGTGGGTGCTGCGCGTTTTGAAAACCAAAATCAGAAAACCAAAATCAAAATCCATGAATTCAAACATGAAAACTATCTGTCGGAAAAACGGTGCCGTATCCCTTTGGAACATTCTAGAGGGTCGACGCTGCACCTATCGGAGCGTGGTGCCGCCCGCAGTGATGGCCACTCTATCGGATGAGGAGCGCCGAAGAATCATCACGCACCTTGCTAGAGTTTCAAGTCGTCAACCTTAAATTCAAATTGAAATCCTAAAAATGAAAACACGTTGCCACCTCATCAACATCGACGGACTTTGGAAGATTGAACCTTTGCCACCTGCGGAGGGTTCCAGCAAGTGGTGCTTTATCGAGGCAGATGCTCATCTGTGGGCGAAGAAATATAACCTCAAATTGATCCGGGCTCGGTGGTTGGATACCGACCGCAATCTTGAGGCTTTTCCTAAGATGCAGGACGCTTAATTCGCGCCCATTCCGCGCACCTCGCTAGCAACCTGGCGCAAGCTCTGGATCAGCACCCGGAGCCTCTGCGCCAGCGTGACCTCACGCTTGTGCGCCAGCGCGTACATGGCCCGCCACTTCGCGGC